ACCAGGAGTCGGAAGAGCGCTTCCGATATCACATCCCCTATGTCCACTGGCAGCGCTGTCCTCCGTATGTCTATCGGGAGGTGGCAGAGTGATCGATCCTATCACTGCCGCCAGCCTAGCGACGAGCGCTTTCACCGGCGTGAAAAAATTCATAGAGGCTGGCAAAAGCGTAGAAGACACCATGATGGTCATCGCGCGGTGGCAAGGGCATTTAAGCGATTTCGCTTGGTCTGTAAAACGAGAGAAGAAAAAAAGCCTCAATCCATTCAAGACCGTGACTTTCAGCGAGTCCGCTTCTGGAGAAGCGGCGAAAATATTTGCGTTACGCAAGAAGTTGGAGGCTCAGCGCAAGGAAGTGCTGCAGTATATTAACCTAGCGTATGGCAAAGAAGGCTTGCAAGAATATCGGGCCCTGGTTGAAGAGGTAAAGCAACAGCGCCAGGCAGAGGTGTATGCCGCTGCAGAGCGCGCGGACTTCGTAAAAAAAATGATGATGCTTGTGCCGTTATTAGGTCTTGCAGTGTATTTAATTATCTTTATCATCAAGTCAATTAAATAGAGGGTAAGGTCATGCAGGGAGTGATCATTGAATTTACGCCTGGAGAAAAGAGGGTGATTGATAGGTCTTTGGCGGTTGTGAAGCGCGCAAAGAGTAAAGCACAAAGTATCTTAGCCTTCGCCTGGGACGTCAGTGACGCCTGGAGTCAGTTCTTGAGTACACTCTTTGGGGGCATGCCTGGACAAACCCTAGCCTCGAGAGCAGGCCGGAATAGACATCTTCCGTTTTGGAACGCTCTGCGAAAGTTTCTTAATTTGCTGTTTAGTCCTCGCACAAAGCTGCACTGTGAGCGCGCCATACAGCGAGATTTAGAGCGATCGAAAGCAATTTTATCGATTAGAAAACCATACTACCGGGTGTGACATAACGCCGCTCGACTATAAGGGACATTCAAATGGGTGAGGATATGAAGCAAGTGGTTGACACGTTTTCGATTGCTACGATGGTGGGAACCATCGCCGGCCTCCTGCCAGCGCTCGCTGCGCTGCTGACTATTGTGTGGACAGCTATTCGGATCTGGGAGACAGACACCGTGCAAGATATCTTTCAAAAAGGCCGCAAGCGTGACAAAAAAGGCCGTTTTGTAAAGGAAGATGACTAATGCTGCAGGCACTGATTGGCCCGGTTACTGGCCTTCTTGACAAGTTCATACCAGATGCAGACACCAAGCAAAAACTTGCCCATGAAATTGCAACGATGTCTGAGCGCCACGCGCAGGAGCTCGCGAAAGGCCAGATTGAAATTAATAAGGCAGAAGCGGCGCACAAGTCTATGTTTGTCGCGGGTTGGCGACCATTTGTTGGGTGGACTTGCGGGGTTGCTTTGGCTTGGCACTTTGTCGGTCAGCCTATTGCTGTGTTTGTTATCACATTTTCTGGTGTGGACGCCCCTCCGTTGCCTGTTTTTGAAATGGAAAGCCTGTTAACAGTGCTTCTTGGAATGCTGGGTTTGGGCGGCTTACGCACGTTTGAAAAGACTAAGCAGGTCGCCAGAGAAAAATGACCCCAGAAACACTTGACCGATGGAGACTTATTCCTCGCTTGGTCATGGTCTGTGTACTGCTATTCACCTACCGTGTCGTGGAGTGGTATATGGGCCTCGAGACCCCGACTACACAACAAACCTCCCTGGTGGCAACTATGACCGGGTGCCTCACTGGTAGCTTTGGCTTATTTTTGGGATCAGGTAAAAAAGAGTGAAGACAGGCAGTCAAGGCGTTGCTCTGATTAAAAAATTTGAGGGGTGCGAGCTTGAGGCATACCAGTGCAGCGCAAACGTATGGACCATAGGCTACGGTCACACCAGGGGCGTAGAAGAGGGCGATGTGATTTCGGCAGAGAAAGCTGAATACATTCTGTTAGAGGATCTCGTTGAGTTTGAGCAATATGTAGATAACCTGGTGACAGTCAGCCTCAATCAAGATCAATTTGACGCATTGGTTGCCTGGACGTTCAATTTAGGGCCGACAAACCTCAAGGAAAGCACTATGTTGCTGCGTCTCAACGACGGCCAGTATGACGATGTGCCTGCTCAGATGGCGCGGTGGAACCGCAGCGGAGGAGAGATTCTTGAGGGTCTCAAGCGTCGAAGAAAGGCTGAAGGCTTATTGTTTCAAGGGCTAGATTGGCAGGATGTCTAACCTAGCACTCAAAGATTTTGACATACTGAGCGATCAGGATAAGTCTGAAGCTCTTGCTCTCCTCGATCGTTACAAACGCCTTGAAAGTCAAGAGGTTTGTCAAAAAGACTTCATCCAGTTTGTTAAGAGTCAGTGGCCCGGCTTTATTGAGGGCCGACATCACCGGATTATTGGAGAGAAGTTCAACAAAATTGCAGCAGGTAAGCTAAAGCGCCTCATCGTATGCCTGCCGCCACGACATACGAAGTCTGAGTTTGCGTCCACATTTTTCCCAGCGTGGATGATGGGGTTGCGCGGAGACCTCAAGATAATTCAGACCACTCACACCGCCGAACTTGCAGTTCGTTTTGGACGGCGCGTCAGAAACATCATCGACTCCACAGAGTATCAAGAAGTTTTTCCTAACTTGAAGCTCCAGGCTGACAACAAGTCAGCAGGGCGCTGGACCACAAATCAAGGCGGCGAGTCGTTCTACGCCGGCGTCGGGGGCGCCATCACCGGGCGCGGTGCTGATCTTTTGATTATTGACGATCCGGTGTCAGAACAGGACGCACTCAGCCCAACGGCGATGGACTCTGTGTACGATTGGTATACGTCTGGCCCGCGGCAGCGCTTACAGCCTGGGGGGATCATCGTCATAGTAATGACCCGCTGGAGTACCAAAGACCTGGTAGGTAAGGTGCTAAAAAAGCAGTCAGATGAGTATGCCGATCAGTGGGATTTGATTGAGTTTCCCGCGATTATGCCAGAGTCAGAAGAACCGCTTTGGCCTGAGTTCTGGCAGAAAGAGGAGCTTCTGTCGGTCAAGGCGAGCTTGCCGATGGGCAAGTGGAACAGCCAGTGGATGCAAGACCCGACTGCTGAAGAGGGGTCTATAGTTAAGCGAGAGTGGTGGAGAGAGTGGGAAGAGGAGTATGTGCCTCAATATTCTTATGTCATTCAGAGCTATGACACGGCTTTTAGCAAGAAAGAAACCGCAGATTACTCAGCGATTACGACCTGGGGCGTCTTTAGCCCCCGGGACGGGGAGCCTGACGCAATTATCTTGTTAGACGCCAAAAGGGTGCGGCTGGACTTTCCAGAACTCAAAAAAATGGCATGGGATGAATACAAATATTGGGAGCCTGATTGCGTTCTCATAGAGGCCAAGGCAAGCGGCACGCCTTTGACTCAAGAGCTACGCCGCATGGGAATCCCTGTCACAAGCTATACACCTTCGCGGGGTCAGGATAAGATTGCCAGGATGAACTCAGTAGCGCCTATCTTTGAGAGTGGTATGGTGTGGGCGCCTGATATCGCTTTTGCGGAAGAGGTGATTGAGGAAATGGCATCGTTTCCCTACGGGGATCACGACGATTTTTGTGACTCAGCGACGATGGCTTTGATGCGTTTCCGTCAAGGCGGATTTCTTGAATTGAAAAGTGATGAAGCGCACGAAATGTATCCGATGCAGCGTGACAGGCAGGTATATTACTGATGGCTATAGAAAAAAGAGAATTAGGGACAGCAGACGATCCAGATGTGATACCCCTGGGCAGAGCGATGGAGGTGATGCAGGAGCCGTCACGGAACGAAATGGTCCGCGCCGCAGCAGAAGTATTGGTCACTGAAGACGGCGTTTTGATTGATGACGAGATTGACGCTCCCCCCGTAGAAGCGGCGCCAGAGGCTTTCGACGCGAACATTGCAGAAAATTTGCCCGAATCAGAGCTCATGGTAATTGCCAAAGAAGTTCTGGCATCTATCGAGGCAGACAAAGAATCGCGCGCAGAGTGGGAGAAAACCTACGTTGACGGTCTGAAATACCTCGGTATGAAGTTTGACGAAATGCGTAGCAGCCCCTTCCAGGGCTCTAGCGGCGTTATACATCCTATTCTTGCCGAGGCGGTCACGCAGTTTCAGGCGCAAGCATACAAGGAAATGCTCCCAGCTCGAGGCCCTGTCAAGACAGAAATAGTGGGCGCTCGGACGCCAGAAGTGGAGGCGCAGGCGGATCGCATCGCTGAGTTTATGAATTTCTACCTGCTCAACGTCTGCGAAGAATACGACCCAGAGCTCGATCAGCTCCTATTTTTCTTGCCGCTGGCGGGTAGTGCATTTAAGAAAGTTTATTACGACAGCGCTCAGAACAGAGCAGTGTCAAAGTTTATTCAGCCGCAAGACCTTATCGTGCCGTATGAGGCGACAGATATTTTCACAGCAGAGCGCGTCACGCATGTCGTTGAGATGTCTGCTAACGACATCCGTAAACAGCAGCTATCTGGCTTTTATTCTGATGTCAGCATCAAGGCCGGATCATACGGGGTTGAGCGCGATGAGATAGAAGAGCAGATTGATAAAATAGAAGGTGTGCAGCCAAGTTATCAGAACGCTAGGGACCATCTCATTTATGAGGTGCATACCGTCCTCGATCTGCCGGGATACGAAGACCTTGGCCCAGACGGCGAGCCCACCGGGTTGATGCTGCCTTACATAATCACTATCGATGATGTGAGCCAGAAAGTCTTATCGATTCGCAGAAACTATCGCGAAAACGACCCGAGCAAGCAAAAGATCAATTACTTTGTGCAGTTCAAGTTTCTTCCAGGCTTGGGCTTTTATGGCCTAGGCCTGTCTCACATGATTGGCGGTATTGCCAAAGCCAGCACCTCAATCCTGCGTCAGCTCATCGATGCCGGCACTCTCGCTAATCTGCCGGCAGGATTTAAGGCACGAGGCATGCGGATCAGAGATGAGGATGAGCCGCTGCAGCCGGGAGAGTTCCGCGATATAGACACGACCGGCGGCAACCTGAGAGAGAATCTCATACCGCTGCCGATCAAAGAGCCAAGCAACGTATTGATGAGTCTTCTTGGGTTGCTGGTGGACTCAGGCAAGCGTTTTGCCTCAATTGCCGACATGAATGTTGGCGATATGAATCAGGCGATGCCAGTAGGAACAACGGTGGCGCTGTTGGAGCGCGGAACCAAAGTAATGTCTGCTATCCATAAGCGGTTGCATTACAGCCAGCGCGTAGAGTTCCAGCTTTTAGCAAAAGTTTTTGGAGAGTTTTTACCCCCAGTTTATCCCTATGCAAC